GTCATTTGAATAAACAAAATTTCTATTTCCTACAGTAGTAGATTGAAAATGGATTATCCCTTCTCTTGCTAACGTTAAAATAATAGCATTAGCCAATCTATTGTCCTGAACGGAAGTTTCACCTTCTAAAAGTGTTATTGAAATCGGAGTTTCATAAACAATTTGAGAAATATCTTCAAACCCCTCTACTCTTAGATAATTTTTCATTTCTTCCAGAGTAACGGGTTCGGTAACTGCTCCTGATTCATCTGTAATATCTTCTACTGATATGACTGCGTTGTAATCCATCTATAAAAGTAAGGGAGGTATAAAGCCCCTCCCTTTATGGCTATGTCAATTATGAATTAGCGAAATCACGATAAATAACAGCATCTGAACGAAGTAAATTAACTTCTTCAAAACATTCTACTCTTGCTGTTACAAGGTTCTTTTCAAAGTTGTCTTGGTTCTCGTAAGAGAACTCAACCTTTACACCTTCTGCTTCTACACGCTCAACATAATCACGATCCCAAAGCAACAGGTGATCGGTTTGCGCCCAGCTTGCACCAACTATCGGCATACCAGCTATTGTAGTTGTGCCCTGGTTGTTGATAACAGTACCAGCAGGAAGTGAATAATCGTTTGGTTTTGTAGTCAATATCCTTGCCCACTCTGTCCAATCAACTACTCCAATATCTGCATTGAAATTTGCGTTACGCTGGTTAGCGATCATCCTGATTATTTCTTCTACGTCAACTGTAGGCGTAGGGTTAGCAGCAGCATTGTTACCGGTTGCATTCCCTGCAATAGTTGTATATAAATAATCATCTTCTTTACGGAAAAAATCTCTCATCAACATTCTTGGGAGTGATCCTTCTAGGAAATCAAAGTTGAATAAAAGTTGTTTAGAGAACGTAGAGAAACCAGCAATATATTTCAGCGTCTTAGTTGTTGCTGTGAACGCATAGTTCAATGCTGTTTTTGCAGATCCCTCAGTTTGTAACCCGGCGCTTTGTGCTGCGTTGGTTTCAGTATAAGTAACAAACAACCCGTTCTTACTTTGCACAGTAGGAAGTAAATCCCTCATGTGAATGTTTGCAGTAGGGAGTAAACCCTGACGAGGATTATAAGCATTCATACCACCGCCTGTAATAGCGTTTGAAGTGGTAAGAATCGTTTTCATTTCAAACTTCAATTCTGTACGACCCCGGCCAATACCAATACCAAGATCATCTTCTGCTGTTTTACCTTTAGTTTTTACACTAAGTTCTTCCCTGATCATCTTTGACCAGCTATCCTCAAATTTTTCTTCTTTACTATTTGATTGTCTTTTTCTATCTGCCGCAAGTTCATCAATAACCGCTTGGTTCTTTTTTGCATCTTCCATGAACTTAGTAAAGTTGTCGCCCATTTCAGCCAGCTTATCGTTGATCTTTTTTTCAATCGCATCAAGTTCTTTTTTATCAGCATTAACCTCTTGTTTATGCTTCATTGTTTCAAACTCAATCAAAAGACCGCCCATTTGGTCTTTTGTAGTTTGCTCGAGACTGTCCTTCATAGCATCAAACATTTTCTGAAGTTGTTGCCCCGATACTTTAATTTCATCTGCCATTTTGTTTAAATTTTTTAGTTAAATAATAAATGAAAAATCAAGCCCAGGTACAAATGTTTTATTACAGTTGCGGCACTTAATAGCAGATCCATCTTTTGAATTGTAATTAACCTTTTTGCAAGTGGGACATTCTACAACATCTGGCAGAGTGGATTTTATCACCGAGTCTGCTGGTTCATCATTGTGATCATCCGGGTCGGTGTCGTCAGACGGGCGAGTGGATTTAAGATCAGTAATGACTTTTAATAATTGTTTGTTGTATATTAAAAGCGTCTCAATAGTTTCATCAGTAGCTTTTGATTCACTACAGAATTTTTCTATTGCTTCAGCTTGATTAATAAGTTTATTTATTTCAATCTCATTCTTCAACCCGGTAACAGGAGTATTTGGATTTGCGCCCCATGCGGTAAGTGAACTACCTTCCCAAAGTTTCAATTCAGTTAATTCCCTTCTTACATCACCTTCCTTATAATCTTCCCATGAAGTTATCTGATTGAATTTTTTAGTCTGGTAACCTATGGAATGCTCAGATATAAGATTTGATTCAACCATTTTTATAAAATCCATACCTAAAGAATGACTACCTAACTTCGATTCATAATAAAGCCCTTTGTTATCTTCTTTAAGCATTGTAATAACACCCAACGGCTTTGAAGCGTCATGATTAAGTAAATGCTTTATTCTAGGTTTTGCGCTTGATGGGCCGGAGTTTGCAATACTTCGTGCAAATGCTCCTGACTTAATAACATCCCCATCAGAATCCAAAGAATCGAAATTGGCAAAATAGCCAGTTACTATTCCTTTCTTCCCATCAACATCTTTTATTTGTATAGGTGTTGATATGTGGAAGTCTTTGTATGAATAAATGTCTTTCATTTTATATAATTATATTGTTACCACTTGTTGTCTTTGTCTCCTGCTTGGGTATATAACCACTGTTGATTGCCGCTTCGGTATTAATCTGCCATTCTGATCAAGCTTAGGTTTTAACCCTAGTTTACACCTGCAATTAATAGTGCTTTCTGCCTTAGCATTAGGGTCCCCCGGCGCAGTTAGTGTATCGCCGTTGCGGGGGTCAACAAACACATCTTCGAAATCAATAGTTGTTTTATCAAGCCCAATATGCGAAGAATGATCTTTCGGGTCAACGCCTCTTGTCCTGTTGTCATGAACCGCTATCCATGTCTTTAGCATTTGATATTCATAAGTATCACCAGCGGCCAACGTGCCAGCATTAGCAGCCCTGTTAACTTCTGTTCTTACTATACGAGCCGCTTGCATATCACTAAATGTTGAGTTACTGAGATTGCGTACAGTTTCATCAACCCCCAATCCTTCAGTTATTGAGTTATTAAGAACACCAATTATGTAATCTCTCAGCGTCTGATTTATTTTGAATGTTATTTTCTCAGTGAAATGGCGTTGCAAATAATCAACAATAAATTGAACCCATTCAGCATTAAAGCCAAAACCCTTGCGTTCTTGTTTTCTTAAATCTCTTGTTGTTTCATTAGCGTGTCTTAATCCTACAGTTGTGTAAAGTCTTTTTATTTCAGCAGATAATGCAGGGTTAGTAAGGTGAGTAGTCATATATGTTATGCCAGCTTGTATGCCGTTAGAATTGATAACAGAAATTACTTCGTCAACCCTTTTCTGAATTGATTTAGATACTGGTTTAAAAAACAGTACCTCGTATTTTCTATTTATTTGTTCGTAATTCATTTAAAATCTATTACATTCTGTTATTGATATACTGCCATCGTCTGATCTTTTTAGCATAAAATCATATTGTGGTAAAATGTCTCCATCTTTAATTTCATCAAACCGATCACACCATCCATATAGATTAAAAATTCCTGTATCAATTCCTAAATATTCATAATCAATTCTAAAAGGTAAAAACTCACTATAAATAACTTTCATTACCTCATGGTCATGCATGACAGGATTACTAACTTTTATTAACCCTCTCTTGTTATTTATATTCATACCCTTCTTGTTGTTTTTTTAACATCATTATAAAACCTAATCTCAAATTCAATAGCCTTCGCCGTTTCTCAGGACAACAATTCTTTGGCAATGGGTACTCCTTTTGCGCTAGCTTTACCATTTCCTGTTCTGTTATTTGCCGCTTGGCCGTTACTGGTGGCCGTTCCATTTCCTGTACCATTGGCTTGTGCGTTTAAAGTTTGATCTATAATGCTTGCCTGGTAATCACTCAAAGGAACCATACCGGACGAAGTCTTTACCCATACCTCATCTGCTTCAGGTTCGGGTCTTGCTTCCCAATTAATAGCTTCACGTTCTTCATTCGGTGATCTAAACGTTAGTTTTTCTATTGCACTCATTGTTTCATTCATATCAGCTTGTAATTCAGGGAAACAATCAGTTTCATAATCCAGATAAACATTCTGCCCTTTGAATCCCCAATCAGATTGAAATTTTCTGTTAAGCGAATTCCTACGACTGTTTAGCAACGGTATTGCACTGCGGGTTGTTAACGCCTTCTCTGCTTCCTTTACGTTGTTATAAGTCTTTTGAGTTAACCCTAACAGCTCAGGCGGCACACCGTAAGCATTGCAAAACATTATAGCATCCCATTTTTCAGAATCAATAATACCAAGCTCAACAGGAGTGTTTCCTAATTTTGTAACCCCAACCTTAACCCCGCTTATTGCGTGTTTACCTTGTGCGTCTGGGCCGGTAAACTCTTTCTCAGATAATTTAATCTTCAATGCCTGCGCCTGTTGTAACCCCATTTCAGCATCAAACCGCTGGTCATCCATGTAGATAATATCTTCAAGCCCTTTGTTCTGAAACAGGGCGGCACTAGCGTCCTTCGCAGCATTGTTACGAACTAAGTTTTTAAGAAACGCCCTCAACGGAGCAAAGCCATATAACTGTTCACCGTTAATATTCCAATTTGGATTCCAGTATTTCTCGTGTAGAATATCTTCTTTATCAAACTCCTGATTCCATAATGTCAACTCATAAGAAGATGGTCTTGATGGAAACCGGCTATCATCAACTTTTATATTGATCAAATGAGCCGGTAAGCACCAAAGCATATTAGGGATGCCTTCGTTTGCACCTCCTGGAAGCGTGTCGCCCCATTCGTAGTAATCACCTACAAGCAACTTATACCCCATGAGTGATCTATTGTGATCCTGTATAGTGTCCTGATCGTTCGGGTACTTCATTAATTGCTTAAGTTTATCTTGCTGAAGGTTAAGATTTTTAAGCGGCTCTAGTGATTCATACTTTAACTGCATAGCCTTCTTATACTGTTGGCCAGTAATATTCTTTAAAGACATTATCCTGTGGTACTCTTTCAAAGAACTTTCATTAACTATCTTATACAAATTCCATTCAGGCAGGATGACTTTATCGAGAATTAGATTTATAACAGAATAAACAATGTCATTTTTGTTATACCCTTCTGTTATGTATGTTCTCTTGTTATCAGCAGGAGTAATTAATCTCCCGTTCCTTACTTCATATCTGATACCCGGCTGTATTCCTGTAAAAGCCTTCTGTTCTAATTGATCTGCCAGTTTCTTACCTAATATCCAACGTTGAATTAAATTCATTATATTTATTTACGCTACAGCAACAACAAAGCGAGGTTTCAGATCAAACCATTCACGCATCATAAGAGTATCACTAAAGTCAGGTGAACGGCCTATCAGTTCCTTCACCTTATCTTTTGGCATTACTTCCTTACGATTATCCTTATCCATGTTATATTGTTTCACCTGTTCCAGTTCTTCAATGATAGTTTGTTTTAAGTTTTCTTCGCACTCGATATATAAACCACCTGCATTTATTCTGTCTGCCAATTTGAAATAACACTGAGACTTAAGATTCCTGAAATTCTCTGCTATTACATTCCCTTTCTCATTCATCTTAGGCACCTCCCCGGCTAACGCTGTAGAATTATTTACAAACCCTTTACATTTCAAAATATCTACAACACCACCACCTACGCCATCCTCATCCGCTATTATATTCGATGTGCCTACCTGATATTTATCTTTAAATTCTTTGATCTTTTCTGCCGACTGTGTTACTGATAACCCATGAAATGAATGCAGCTTAACCCTGTGTCCTTTCCAAACTCCTATAACTGTATTATCTGATCCATATCGTGCAATGTCCGCTGTGATATAAGTTCCAGATCCATTAACATGAGTATTACTAAAAGCATCTATTATTTTATCATACTCAATCAGAGTTGCCGGATCATCATCGTATCTCCAGTTCCCATTAAGTAAACGCTCCCTGCTATTCTTATCTAATCCTTTCAAAGATTCTATATAGTGCTGGCTTATGTTTGGATTGTCTGTTACCAATGCCTGTATAAATTTCCTATCTGATCTTAATTTCTTTTGCTCACTTGGTAAATAGAAATCATAATAAGCCCACCCCTTTGATGGGTTGCCGGTCATTAGCAGCTTTGGGATCAAGCCATGTTCATCTATTCTGAAACGAATCCTTGACTTTAATATCTGCTTCGCCTTACTTATAATCTGAGGCGCTTCATCTACAAAAGCATCAGTTATTTCTAATGATCCTAATGAATCAAACTCAGGATCACTAGGGTAAGCATATAAGTCAGCCAGAATAATTTCAGAACCATTAGTAAATTTTATAATACTCGATTGCTCATTATATTTAAAATGTACTTCTGATTTTAATCCCTGCATCTTACAAACTTCAAAGAACGAATTGAGGGTAGTTTTCTTTAAGTTCTTTAATTCCGATCTCCCGATAAACCCTCTTGTACCAGGATATTTCAATCTATTTTTTATCTGCCAATAACAACCAAGTACTGATTTCCCACCGCCTGCTGCCCCGCCGTAATACAATTCACCTGTCTTATTATCTTCCAAATAATCTAAGGCAATAGTCTGTTTTATTGTCAGCTTCATACGCTCATTCTCTAAATAGCAAAGCCCCTACATGAGTAGAGGCGTTATAAAACCGGCCGGATTCCCGTTTGGTTATATTTCATATTGCCAAATAAGGTAATGCCTTATTGGATGGCTAAGTTAATTTAATATTTTTTGATTATATGTGTCCCTTTTCGGACAGTGTTCTGTATAAGTGAGAAAACGACTTGCAGTTATATTTATTAATCATCCTGCTAATTCTCTTTTGTACAGCAGACGCAGTAGATTTTATTTGTGATGCGATTGCCTTTGCAGTTAATCCATCAGCCTTAAGAAGTACTATTTGTTTTTCGAGGTCTGTCATACTTCCCATCTTGATTTATCAGGATACAACTCTTCCAACACGATCTTCATCGGCTCACGAATCGCATTGCTACTGGTTGAAAAAAACATCTTATCTTTTATCACACTATATATTCCTTCCTTACCTAGCAACTGATCTATCTTGCAATCATCCATAAATACGCCGTCCAGTTGCAGCGCATTGCAGTAGTAAGATTTTATACATATCTCATTTTCCTTACCTGTGAATAACGTTCTAAATTTAGCCTTATTATAAATTATTGGAGTATGTATATCGAAATTCAATGCATCTGGTAAGATACCTAATGTGTGTTTTACCGCTTCGCTATATCTGGAAGATAGCCCTCTTGTATATTCATTAGCTAACCAACCATTATTCCAGTATTTAATATCTGATATTTGCAATAGCTGCAGTAGGAAGTGATCATCATTAAACATGATAAAATTATCGGTAACGTTCTCCCAGTTGCAAGCGGTTAGGATTTTACTGTATATAGAATATTGTTTACGACCGATAAAGTTTTCAGATATATATTGATCACCCTTGTACCATTCAGGTGGCCTGCCTAAGATGATAAGGTTAGTGAAGCCGGTTAGGTACTTCTCTATTGATCGGAGGGAGTATTTTAATTCTTCGCCATCGTGGATGTCTGGTTTGTATGGTAAAATAATCGTACTCATTTGCGTTTGAATCCCATTGATAAAATATTTTGTTTATCATCTACCGGCACACGAATAATATCCTCATGGCTACTTATTGCTACCGATTGCCAACCATACTTATTCATCATTGACTGTAATGTGTATGAATCGAAATGATGAACGTGTTCGTTAGGCTTCCTGTGTTTCCATAAACCAAACCATTCAAGAGATATAAAATGACACAATGGTAGGGAAATACAAATAGTGCTGCATGGTATATCTTGTAAAAACGATAAATCTT